AGAGCATGTCTGCTCTTCCACGCTGGTTAGCGTGTGGACAATGTTCCAGATGTTGACCGGTAACCGGGTTTACCCCCCCGGTCCTCCACAAGTGGGTGCGCCATCTAATACTGCTGTTTATTACACAGACAGTAGAGAGGTTCACCGTCCTCGTTATTAGTGGTAGTCTGCAGGAGCTTTTGTGATGGGGAAAGCCCCCTACATATCAGCGAAAGAGACTTTGAGCGCGAGAAGTACTGTCCCCGAGAGGGGGAAGCAGGCTAATCACGTACCAGGGAAAGCCCCTGAGCAGGATCCAATTGTCATGGTTGGGTCCTTTAGGTGACTTTCATGACTCTGTCCCAGAAGGGAGCTAATATTATAACATTATGACAATACACAACATTATAAAATTAACTAGCAACTTATTAATCTCTGGTAGCATCGTAGCGGTGAGCATTACGAGTGGGATCCCTGTAATGGGGTTTCCCCTGTCTTGCCGACCAATCCACGCCTCTGCGGTGCAGTCTGCACCAAACCTTTCACATCCTCTCATTTGGGCTGTGAACTGGCTCGAGGTCGCTAACAACCAATACGCGGTAGTTGATCCAAACGATCCTACCTCTATCCTCTATCTTTCAAAGCGTGAGTATCTCAAGCTTGAGGGTATTGCGTTGTCTAATGACCAGCGGGTCACCATACTCGCTCACCCCAATGAGACACGCCCATCGGATAAAGATATTAAGGCAGATCGCCCTCAAAATTCCCCCCCGCCACTACTTTTAAGTGGGGCCAAGCTCTGGCAGGGTATGAGATCGAGATTAATCAGAAGTTACAGAGCTATGTTGTCTCCCGACCGTGATTACTTTTCAGCCGTTAAGGTAGCTTGCTACCTTAATGGTTTGGTGATCAGGTGGTCCTTGGCTTTAGGCCATTGGGCTGGCCTGACCCAAAGCGTCCAAGGGTGGCTCTCAGATATACGACACATACTGCCTCATCTGCAACAAGTTCTTAAGGAACAAGGTACACACGGTTTAGTATTACGACTCAAGCACAGCTATCAACTGATTTCACAGTTCCTAGCTGATACGCCAAAACTCTCAAATGCTTATGGACACCCAGTTAGGGTGGCTCATGGTTTGCCCAAGTGGATACCTGTGAATGCGCGTTCTGCCATTCGCCAGAGATCTACTCGAGTTATTCGCTTTTGGCTTAGCCTCCTGTATATTTATAAGGTCATAGAGATGCCTTACAATATCAAGAAGGCCTTTCCCTCGATCACTGAACCAGTGTCATCTTTCATTGATTGGAAGAACGATGCTGTAGTCCAGCTTCTGTTATCTTACCGTTATTTTCTCGACACTCACTTTATACCTTCCCTAGGTGGTCCATTTGACCTACCCAAGGATGAACCAGGAACTATATTTGCTCCTGTGACTTCGGGGCCTAACGGCTCTCCGGCAGTCAATAAGGTGGGTGAAGATGCGGCGGCCCTTTACAGGGACCGCCTCGATGGCGGTGGGATAATCGATAACATCCTAGAGGTTGCTGACTTTCATAGAGTTGAAGGTGAGCGACCCCTGGAGGTTTACGACATTACAGACGCTGGGAAGCAGACAGAACTTGAGCCTGAGAATGCGAAGAAAACCTTCTTGCACTCTAAGGTCCATGTCCTGGCTGAGCCGGCCGGAAAACTC